CCTAGATATACTTTTACATCTACAGGCAAAATTGTGGTAGAATCAAAGGACTCTATGCGCAAGCGCGGTATGCGGTCGCCAGACTTGGCTGATTCGCTTTGTTTGACGTTTGCAAGTACAGCGGCATTAATTGGCGGGCGCGGCTCTGGCTGGCGGCCCGGCAAGCCATTGCGCCGTAGCATAAGCGGAGTTGTTTAGTTACCATAAACCGTATATATTACAGCAAAGGAGACCGTTTTGGCAAAAACACCTGCTTGGCAGCGCAAAGAAGGAAAGAACCCTAAGGGCGGATTAAACGCTAAGGGGCGGGCTTCTGCGAAAGCGGAAGGAATGAATCTCAAGGCTCCTGTAAAGTCTGGAGATAATCCGCGTCGAGCGTCATTCCTTGCGCGCATGGGTAATATGCCGGGTCCAGAGCGCGACAGCAATGGTAACCCAACACGACTGTTGCTGTCTTTGAACGCTTGGGGCGCTTCGTCTAAATCAGACGCAAAAAAGAAAGCTGCGGCCATTTCTTCTAGAAATAAGGGCAAGAAATGAAAAAGACCAAAGCGGCCAAGAAAGTTTCCAAGGTTATGCGTGAGTTTGGCGCTGGTAAGTTGCACAGCGGGTCCAAGTCTGGGCCTGTAGTCAAGAACCAGAAGCAGGCTATTGCGATTGCACTGTCCGAAGCAGGCAAATCGAAGAAAAAGAGGTAAATTATGGACGGACGCGGCATTCTTCCGGGCAAGTATGATCCCGACCTCATACCGCAGTCAGCCGACGATGACGATGATACGTCCTATAATCGGAAGACTGGCTTGGTCATTGAAGACCATAAACCGATGAGCGAAGAAGAGTTCCGCTATGTTGTCAAACAGGCAATAGAGGATTCTCAGACCTATATCGACAGCTACCTCGCGCCAGAGCGCGAGCGCGCTGTCGATTATTACCTTGCCAAACCGTTTGGTAATGAAGAGGAAGGCCGGTCAAAAGTTGTTTTGACTGAGGTGAGAGACACAGTTCTTGCTATGCTGCCGTCGCTTCTGCGTATTTTTACCAGCTCCGACAAGGTTATCGAGTTTATCCCACAGCAACCGGAAGATATAGAGTCTGCTGAACAGGCTACAGACCTCATTAACTACATTTTTATGCAGGAAAATGCAGGTTTTCGCGTCATGCACGACGCTATGAAAGACGCCCTTATTGAAAAGACCGGCGTTTTGACGTGGCATAAAGTTGACGAAGAGCGCGTTGAATATCACTCTTACTCTGGCATATCTCCAGATGAATTTTCATTCATCACCAATGACCCAGACGTAGAAGTCGATGAATATACAGAAGTTATCGACATGGAGACCAATGATATGCAGATCGAATTGTCGATCCGCAGAGTGGTCCGAACACCAAAATATGTCGTAGAATGTATTCCTCCAGAACAGTTTCTTATTGATAACGAGGCAACGTCTCTTGATACTGCCTTGTATGTTGGTCGCCGCAAATTAGCCACAGTTTCTGAACTTGTGTCTATGGGCTACGACCAAGAAATTATTGAAGAAAACGCTGGAACTGGCGGATTTGAGATGAATGGCGAGGCGTTAGCCCGCAATCCAGCAGATCAATCGTTTTTTGGCATAACAAACGCCACAGATGAGACTACCGATAAGGTTTTTTACGTTGAAAGCTATGTCCGTGTTGACAAAGATGGTGATGGCATTGCGGAGCTGCATCGTGTCTGCTCTGTGGGCAATGGGGCGTATATTTTATACGACGAGGTGGTAAACGATGTTCCGTTTGCCCTTCTTGAACCAGACCCGACGCCGCACACCATTTTTGGCCAGTCTATTGCCGACCAGACTATGGACCTTCAGCTGACCAAGTCGTCTATCATGCGTAATACGCTTGATAGCTTGGCTCAGTCTATCCACCCCCGCACCGTTGTTGTCGAGGGGCAGGTCAATCTTGATGACGTTATGAATGTCGAGACCGGTGCAATTATCCGCGCCCGCGCTCCCGGCATGGTTGCGCCGCTGTCTGAGCCGTTTGTGGGCCAGCAGGCGCTTGGTGTCATGGCTTATCTTGACGAAATCAAGACGCAGCGCACAGGAATTTCGCGAGCTTCCCAAGGGCTTGACGCGGATGCCTTGCAGTCTACGACGAGCGCAGCTGTTCAGGCGCAGTTGTCGTCCTCGCAAGAGCGCATCGAGATGATTGCGCGCTTGTTTGCTGACGGGTTTAAGCGCTGTTTCCAAGGATTGCTTAAACTTGTTGTTCAGCATCAGGATAAGGCAAAAATCATCCGTTTGAGGAACAAATTCATCCCGATTGATCCTCGCGGATGGAATCCAGAAATGGATATGATTGTCAATATTGCTCTTGGACGAGGTTCTGACGAGCAGAAAATGATGTTTTTGACGCAGATTATTTCTAAGCAAGAACAAATACTTCAGCAGTTTGGGCCTTACAACCCTCTGGTTGATATTGAGCAGTACCGGAATGCGTTGGCGCAAGTAATTCAGCTTTCCGGGTTCCAAGACCCTGATCAGTTTGTAAAAGACGTAAATCGCGAAGAAGTTATGCGCTTTATGCAGTCACAGCAGAAAGAAGAGAAGCCCGATCCGGCCACAATTCTTGCTCAAGTTGAGGCTGAAAAGATTAAGGCAGACATAGTAATAAACTCTTCGAAACAAGAGCTTGAACGCCAAAAAGCTGCAAGTCAGGCTGATTACGATAGAGATAAGCTATATGTTGATGCCTATCTAAAGGCAATGGAAATCAACTCTCGCTATGATGCGCAGGTAGATGTTGCCGCCATCAAGGGCGAAGTTGAAACCATGCGAGAAGAGGTCCGCGAGATGTTTGCGCGCCCGGTTGATGAGCAAACTCAGCAGCCTGTTCCAGAGATACCTCCTGAAATTGCCCAGCAAATGATGGCTGAGCAGGCTATGGCTGAGCAGGCTATGGCTGAGCAGGCTATGGCTGAGCAAGAAGATATCCCTCAGGAAATTCCAGAAGAAATGCCAGAGGAGATACCAGAAGAAATTTTTGAAGAGATTCCAGACGAAACACCTCCTCAGATGGATGGTCAAATGCCACCGGAGCAACCGCAGTAAGAGGTTAAATGTCTACATATGAGCAGGAACAAATATGGAGGTCGGCTAAATCCTTTGTGTCCGACCCTTCAATTGTTGAGATTTTTGCGCGCCTTGAACAAAAGTATAAGGATGCGTGGGCGGCGACTCAGCCGCATGACAAGACGACGAGGGACGATGCGTACAACATGGTGCGCGCCGTAGCTGCGATTAAAGACGAGCTAACTGCCTTGGCGGCAGAGCCTACTGTATTGCAGTTCAACAACCGCTTGAAAAGAGCGAAGTAAAGGAGTAATATTATGGCTACAGCCGAACAATCGCAGCCCAGCGAACTCGGCATTGCAGACGCTGCCGAGCGAATTTCTGTTTTGGACGGCCCAGAGCCGCAACCAGAGCAAGAAACCAACGAAGCAGCAGATGCCGAAGTCGAACAGACAGAGGCGACGGATTCTGAAGGCGATTATGATTCGTCAGATGAAGTTGAGGCTGCGTCAGATGACGCTACTTCAGACGACGATGACGCCGAGGAGTACGAGCAGGCTGAAGATGCCGATCAAGAGCAAACTTCAGATGATATGCTTGTCACCGTTAAAATAGACGGCAAGACAGAGCAGATCACCGTGAAGGAGGCAGTAGATGGGTATCAGCGGCAGGCTGATTATCAACGCAAGACTCAAGCACTAGCAGAGGAGAAGCGTGGTTTTGAGGCAGAACGCCAGCAGGTTGCTGTTGAAAGGCAGTATTATGCTGAGCGTTTGGATGCATTGCAGAATCAACTTGATTTGCTTGCTTTGCAAGAACCGGATTGGGATGCACTCTATGAAGAAGACCCAATTGGTTACTCAAAACTAAGGAACGATTGGCGCGACTATAAAGATAACCAAGCCGCTCTAAAGGCTGAGCAAGAGCAAATAGCTCAAATCCAGCAACAAGAGCAGCATATTGCCATGAAGAATATTGTCGATAATAGCATGGCATGGTTGTTGGAACAGGTTCCAGAGTGGCGCGAAGAAAGCAAGTGGGAAGCAACGAAAAACCAACTTCGTGAGTATGGCAAAAAAATTGGCTATTCTGATGAAGAGTTATCGGCGGCATATGACCCACGAGCAATTATCGTTCTTGAAAAAGCGCGGAAATACGACGCCTTGCAGGCCAATAGGCCGCGCCCGCAAAAGGGCAATGCGCCTAAGCCTATGAAGCCGAGTAGCAGCGTGGCATCTCCAAAGAAGGGCAATGATCTTGCAAAGATGAGGCAGCGCCTCAAATCATCTGGCGACGTTAAAGACGCCGCTATGCTGTTCAATATGCTCGACAAATAGGAGATGAGCATGGCTACGGTAAGCAAAGTAACTTCTTACGATAACTCAAATGCCAACCGCGAAGACCTCTCGAATATCATTTATGATATTTCGCCGGTTGACACTCCCTTCATGTCCAACGTTGGTCGTGACACGGCTGACAGCACTTACTTTGAGTGGCAGACCGACGTTCTTGCGTCAGCTGATACCACCAATGCGGTAATCGAAGGCGCGGACGCTGGCGATGCCGACTTTGTGGCTACCGTTCGTGTTGCCAACTACGCGCAAATTTCCAAGAAAGTTGTTTCCGTTTCTGGCACCGCCGATTCGGTCAACACCGCTGGTATGCGCACCGTAATGGCTTACGAGACCGCCAAAAAGGCAAAAGAGCTGAAGCGCGATATGGAAGCAATCCTGCTATCCAATCAGGCTGGCGCTGCTGGCAGCAACTCTGTTGCCCGTACAACGGCTGGACTTCCGACTTGGCTTATCACCAACGCTGTTGCCAACAGCGCTACTTCGTCAGCAATGTCTGGCGCTAGTGGTAACGGATACCCAGACACGGCTTGGACAGGTCTTACCGGCGCTACCGCTCTTACGGAAGCAATGCTGAAGACCGCAATCCAAAACGTATGGTCTCAGGGTGGTGACCCCAAAATCTTCATGGTTGGCCCGCACAACAAGACCGTCGCCTCGACGTTTGCTGGTCTGGCCGAGCAGCGCATCACCTATAATCAGGTGAAGCCGATGAAGATTATTGCCACTGCCGACGTTTACCTGTCGGACTTCGGCGAGGTCTCCATTGTCCCGAACCGCTTCCAGCCGGAGAACTTCGCATTCGTACTTGACCCGGAATACGCTTCCGTCTCGTACCTGCGTCCGTTCCGCACGTTTGAAATCGCCAAAACTGGCGACTCGGACAAAAAGGAAATGGTTGTTGAATATGGCCTGCGCATCAAGTCTGAAAAGGCTCACGCAGTCATCGCCAACATCACCACTTCGTGATACACATAAGGGGCGGGTCAATCCCGCCCCTTTCCACAAAAGGTGAAGGATGAAAAACGAACACGCGCCCGGTTCATTTGTACTTGGTTACGACGAGTTCACAGGAACTCTCGACAAGATGCATATTACGCCGGATAATAAAACAGTTTTTGAGTCGATTACCAACATCGACAGCATTGCTGAGCAGAACAAGCAGGAGCGTAATTCTGTTTCCAAAACCAGCGGCACGGGTGATATGGTAAAGGTGGCCAGCCTGCCGATGATGGTTTACCTAGACCTGCGCAGCCGTGGTATATTGGGCGATAAGGCGGCAATGAAGAAGTGGCTTGCTTCTGACGAGGCTGCGCCCTATCGAACACACTGGATGAAGAGCTGATGACCACGATTACGGATTATAGCTCCCTACAGTCTGCAATAGCTGACTATCTGAACCGAGAAGACCTTTCGGCTCAGATACCAATGTTTATCCAGTTCGTTGAGGCAGACTTGAACACGCGCTTGCGGGCGCGCGAGATGATTGTTAGGGCGCAGGCTACATCCAGTAATGAATATGTCCAGCTACCGTCTGACTGGTTAGAAGCCATTAACCTGCACATTATTGGCGGGGAGCAGCCGCTGTCTTATGTGACGGTTGATAGGGCGGATTTTATCAAAAAAAATAAGCTATACACCAGCCCGCACAATTATTCGATCATGGATGGGGCTATTGAGATAATTCCGGCACCATCTGAAGAGATAGATATAGAGATGATCTACTACGGTAAGATTCCCGCTCTATCCGCGTCAAACACTACCAACTGGCTTTTAAACTCATCACCAGATGTTTATCTCTATGGAGCGCTTTCGCACGCTGCGCCTTTCCTTTTAGACGATCAGCGTATACAGGTTTTTGGCCAAGTCTATCTTGCAAGAACACAGTCAATTGCGGATGAATCACAGAAATCGATGCACAGTGGATCGCCGCTGATTGCACGTCACAGGAGAGCTTTCTAATGGCTGGTTTATCTGATTACGGCGAAGACCTCGTACTCAACTGGTTGTTTACGACCAATTCTGCGACTCGCCCTACCGCTTGGTATGTCGCTCTTTATACTGTTGCTCCGACCGACACTGGTGGAGGGACAGAGGTTTCTGGCGGAAGCTATGCGAGACAAAGCGCTACGTTTACCGTGTCTGGAACTGGACCTACTACTGCTTCAAACAGCGCTTCAATTGAGTTCCCAACAGCTACGGCATCTTGGGGTACGGTTGTTGCGGCGTCTATTTATGATGCGTCAAGCGGCGGCAATATGATTGCTTATGCAAACCTTACGACTAGTAAGGCTATTGATACTGGTGACGTGCTTCGATTCAACTCAGGGACGTTAGATATAACTCTCGACTAGGGTTCGTAAATGACGATCTCTAACAAACATAAATTTGTCTCTGGCAAGTCGGATAGCGCAGATTCTTCGCTCGTTCAGCCTTCTAATTGGAACGACGACCATGAAATTACGCTTGCCGCTGGGAAAGTGCTTGGGCGCGACACGTCAGGGGATGGCGCAGTGCAGGAGCTGCCAGTTGCCGTTGACTCCAGCGGCAACGTAGGTATTGGTACTAGCTCTCCAACACAAGCGCTTGATGTCAACGGTAATGTTAATGTTGGGGGCGGCGCTGTAGATATTCGACCTGCTAATGGTTCCACAGATACATGTTCTTTGGAAATCGGAGATGGTCGAACTGGCAATGGTTATAGTCATATAGACTTAGTTGGTGACGCCACATACACAGATTTTGGCGCGAGAATTATTCGCACGAACACTGGGCCGAACGCATCTACTCTGATGTATCACCGTGGTACAGGAGATTTATATTTTATTGCAGTAGAGGCTGCTCCTATAGCTTTCTCAACAAGTAGCGTTGAGCGTATGCGCATCACCAGCGCAGGTAAGATCGGTATTGGTACTAGCAGTCCATTAGCAAGCCTAGCAATTTCCGGAGGCGGTATTCTCGGTACACAGGACGGAGACTACTTCTCCGGCGGTGCTTATTTCGACGCCAGTTGGAAAAACTCTGTATCAAGCCAAGGCGGTTGGGCTGTTCGTAACACCTCCGGCGTATTTACTGTTTACACCGGAGTAAGTCCCGGAACTGCCGGTTCTACCTTGAGCGATTTTTCAGAAAAATTTCGTATCGACGGCAGCGGTAACGTAGGTATTGGTACGACTTCGCCGAGCTATCAGTTGCAGCTATCTTCTGACAGTGCCGCCAAACCGTCCACAAACACTTGGACAATAGCGTCTGATGGTCGTTTGAAAACAGAAACCGGCGAATACACCAAGGGCCTTGATGCTGTGTGCGCTCTGCGACCAGTTACTTATAAGTACAACGGTAAAGGTGGCTTCCAAGATACAGAAACTGAAAACATATCCATCATCGCACAAGAGGCCGTAGATCATTTCCCCGAATGTGTTGGATCATATAAAGGCGTGTTGGATGGCGAAGAAACTGATATCCTTAATTGGAACGGTCACGCACTTACATTTGCTTTAGTAAACGCTGTTAAGGAACTATCAGCTAAAATAGAAACTCTTGAGACCCGCTTGGACAAACTGGAAGGCGTGTAAGATGGCTACCACTATTACTTGGATTGTTGAGCAGATGGACTGCTACCCGACAGCAGATGGTGAAAATGATGTTGTGTTCACGGTGCATTGGCGCTGTAACGGGGTTGACGGAGTCTATACGGGTACATCATATGGCACGCAATCGGTGACATATGCCGCTGGTGAGCCATTCACTCCGTATGCTGATCTGATGCAAGATCAGGTTATTGGGTGGGTAAAGGATGCTATGGGGCCAGAACAGGTCGCAAGCATTGAAGCAAACGTGGAGAAGCAGGTGCAGGACGCAATGAATCCGCCTGTCGTCTCTCCTCCACTTCCTTGGTAGAGGGTATTATGGAAAAAGAAGAGGTTAAGCTGTCCATTGAGCTTACTGTAGATGAGTGGAATGTTGTTATAAATGCTGTTGCTCAAAGGCCGTTCGCAGAGGTATCCGGGCTTATCCATAAAATGACGCAGCAGGCAAACAGCAATATGCCTGCTCCAAAGTCACCACCAACCAAGTAACTGGTAACAACAATGTCAGTGAATTGGCAGCTAATTCTATACCCAATTGTTATAGACAGAGACTCATTGTCTGTGTCGTTTAATGGCGAGTATGAGCAGGTGTCGTTTGATGGCATTCCAGATGACATTCGATCTATCACAAAGACAGATGATAGCTGTGTTGTTGTGTATTCAACCG